GGGACCCCGGCTGAGCAGGAAAAGGTCAAGGCTGCCGTCAAGCGAAAGTTCCCGAGCATCGGGAAGGGCAAGTAGACAGGCGCAGGAACGCGCCACCCACGCGACGCCGGCGGTCAACGGGCGAGAAGGGTGGCACAGATGACGCGCGGGACGAGAACCCCAGACAACGTAGAAGCTAACTTTCGCGCCAAGTATCTGTTGAGCGGCAACGCTTCGGCGGCCGCACGTGCGATAGGGATCCCTGAAACCACAGGGGCAGAACTGGCAAGAAGGGCACAGGCCGATCCTGTGTTCGTAAAGGCTCGTGCAGAGCTATACGCGAGTGCGTTGGGCGACGTCGAGCGCATGATGCTCGAGGTCACGCAAATCTGCCGCAATCGTGTTGAGGAGATAAACGAACTCGAAATGCAGGATCCGCGACCGCAATACGCGGCGCAGGTCGTGGCAGCTTATAAGGCTCTCGGTATTCACCGGAAGATTCAGGCCGAGCTTGAGCGCGACAAGAACGAGAATCCGGCGCAGGTCGTGGTCAACGTCCGCATGAAGGAGGCCGACGTTGACGTCGAAAACGCTGACGATCGACCTGGAACTAAACCGGCCGCAGAGTAAAGCATTTGGGCTGATTCAGCCTGGCCAGCGTGTTTGCCTGTCGTGGGGGCGCGGCGTTGGCAAGTCCTGGTTCATGCGGCATGCGGGTTGGATCCTGACAGCCAAGCACCAAGGCGTGTGGCGTCCGGATGCTCCGAAGCAGTTTCAACGTGGCATCCGGATCGTGTATCTGATGCCTACTCTGAAGCAGTTCAAGGACGTTCACGGTGAGGGCATCCGTAACGAGGTCGCTGACGATTGGGCGTTTCTTGGCGGGCGCCTCGATAAGACCACCTATAGAATAGAGTTTCCCTGGGGCGGGTGGATGCAGCCATTCCCGGCGGCTGCCGCATCAAGCAGGCGAGCACGAGGCCTTCGGGCAGACGTAGTTCTGATTGACGAAACCGACGACATCGATCCGGCGGTTCATGCGGCAGTGGTCAAGCCGTGGTTCTCTGAACCATGGTCGCTCAAGATCGAAGTGGCTGGCGGAACCCCGCGGCGCGGCAGGAAGGGTTTGCTCTACCAGCTGCACGCCCTAGGCCTGAGCGAGGATCCAGAGGATTCGCGTTACCACACGGTCCACGCCACGTACCGGGACGCTCCCGAGACAGTGGACGTAACCGAGGTTGAAGACGCCAAGCGTACAACGCCTGAGGCGGTTTTTAAGCGCGAGTGGGATTGCGACTTCGACGCGGCTGAGGGGCTCGTCTACAGCGAATTCGACGAGCGCTTCCACGTCAGGGTACCGCCTGAGAATGTTCGCTGGGCGGAGATGCTGATCCTGGCCGACCATGGGTTCGAGGATCCTGGCGTATTGTTACTCTGTGGCGTCCTCGGCCATGGCAACGACGCTGTCCTGTGGGTACTCGATGAGATCTATGAGCGGCACCAGACTGAGCCATGGTGGTGCGAAAAGTTGCGGCCTTGGGTTGAGTGGTACCCGCAGCACCACTTTTACGGAGACCCATCGCAGCCGGCACGGCTAAAGGCGTTCAAAAAGGTTGGGGCCAGGCTCCGGGACGTAGACAATTCGATCTCCGATGGCGTGATGGCTGTTGCGGCACGGATTCACAAGTTCGTGGATGGAGACGATCAACACGCCAGGCTCTACGTCCACCCCAGGTGCAAGAAGACGATTTGGGAGTTCGGTAGCTACAAGCGCCGACCTGACCCGCAGAATCCAGACCAGTACACAGAGGACATCATCGACCGCGACAACCACGCGATGGACTGCCTCAAGAACGGGATTCTTAGCCACTTCGGCCGTGTATCGCTACAACGTGGCTCAGTCTATTACGATGCACGGTTCCGGTAATAATCGCTAGGGAGGCGACGGGAGATGGAAAAGAGTTTTCGTTCATTTCAGTGCACCGAATGTGGGGAGCGTGTCGAACTCGCCAGAGGACGGACGCGCCAATACAGTCGTGGCGTTCCGGATACCGGTGCCAGACGAAATGGCTACGTGCTCCCGATGCTAAGAATCTCGTGCGAAAACTACGCGCACGCCAACCAGTGATCCGTGCCCCCCTTCGATCCATTCCAGCATCCCGAGCACTTGTGCCTGATGTCGCGCTACGCGACCATCAGCAAGCTCGACAAGATATTTGAGGGAAAGCAATACGACGGGCGGCCTGATTGGTTCGATGGGCGCGGCACATCCGGAAAGCTGGTCCCGCTTCGGGAGCGCAAGCCGTGCATCAGATACAAGCTAGCGGCAGCGGCGACCAACCAGGTTGTACGCTTCCTGTTCGGTGACAAGCGTTTCCCGAAGATCGGGGTCCCTTACGACGATCCAGAAACCGTTCGCAAGGAAAGCACCCTCAACGAGGAGGAGGCCAAGCAGTTGGACGCTTGGCTGGACGACCTCATCGAGGCGGCCAACATCCAGCCCAAGACGCGCGCGTTTGCGCGTATGGGCATCAGCCGCAAAACCGCGGTCCTGATCTTCGACATCAAAGAAGGCGACGTCAGCATAACTCTGCCGCGTCCGCAGGACTGCTACGCGCAGTTCGAGAGCGACGATCCTGAGCGCGCTGTCACACGCCTGGTCTGGTGCTACGAGTTCGACAAGGAAGTTTCTGATCAGCAGGGGCGACCAGTCCGCGAGCGTCACTACTTCCGACGCGAGTGGGACGCAACGAGCGTTCACGTCTACCGCGACATCAAAAAGGAAGTCGGCAAGCAGGTCGCCTGGGGAAGGCCGACGTCAACACCTCACGGCCTGACGTTCTGCCCGGTCATCTGGGTCCGCAACGACTGCGATGAAGCTCGAGACATCGATGGCGTTGGGATCTACGAGGGTCTCGAGGACGACCTAGAGGCGCTCGACGTGACGCTGTCACGGCGTCACCAGGGCGTACTGTATCTTGGAGCTCCGCAGCCGTGGGAGAAGGGCGTAGAGCCAGGTGATGGGCCTGACGCTGACAGCGGAAGCATTGGCGGCTACAGCCAGGCCGAAGATGCCCCCCACGGCATCGTCGAAGGAGGCAAGCGCCGGACAGCTCCAGAGTACATGTGGAGCTACGCTGGCAAAGACGTTGACGTCAAGCTGCTCGAGACAACCGGCAAGGCGTTTGAGGTTTCGACCCTGCACGTCAACGACATCCGTAGCCGCGCTCTCGAGACCATGGGCGTCGTGCTCACGAGCATGGCTGATACCGTTAGCCGGGTATCGACTGGCGCTGAGATGTCGGCGCGGTTTCTGCTGCTGGCCCATGCCCCGCTTGTGGCCCTCGTGCACGAGTACCGCCACACGTGGTGGCCGTATGGACTCCGCGCAATGCTCAGCATGCTGATGCGCATTGCTGTGGACTTGGCAGCCAAGCCGCCCTATGGCGAGACGCTCAACGTCGCAGGCACGGCTGAAATCGTTCCGCTGCTGAAGAGGTTCTATGTCGACGGCAAGTGGCGCTGCCCGCGGCTTGAGCCAAAGTGGGGCCAGATGTTCGAGCCCTCCGCGACCGAGACCAAGACTATGGTCGACGCAGCAGAGAAGGCGCTAAAGAACGGCTGCGTCTCGCAGAAGACCGCGATCCAGCGAATCGCCCCGGACTTTGGCGTCGAGGACATCCAGGCCGAGATTTCGGCCATCGAACGGGAAACCGAGGACGCCGACGAGAAGGCGCTCGACCGCGAGTCCAGGCAGAACGCGGCCATGCACAAACAGCTGAAGGCACTAGGCAGTGGCAAGGCCGAGGATTCCGAAGGGACTGGACAGGGTATGGGAACGCGGCCGGGTAGCAATGCTGTCCAGAGAAGCGCGCCTGAAGGCAACGCTGACAGCAACGACGAAGGCAGCGCTGAGCAGCCCGCTGTCGAGTGAGAATGCGCTCAGGGTAGCGGTAGCGGTCTCGGTCTACCATGGCCGCCGTGGTGCAAGGCTGGACGGGCGCGACACATACGGCGACGAGGCTGACCTACTGGGATTGTCGCCAGCCCCAGAGATTGACCGCGACGAGTACGACCAAGATCGCGCTTACGCGATTGGATTCAGTTACGCGTCCTACTGGCGGGACCAGTATGAGAGGATTGGAGACCAGCAGGCGGCGCTCGACGCTACCGAGGCTCGGCTGCGGCTCATCGGTGTCACCGAAGTCGCCGAGGCCACAAGTGACGAACGCGACCAGATACTGAGACGGGTCGGTGAGCAACACCGCGAAGCAACGACAGGCTCGCTCATCGTATTCAAGGTCTGGGACGCTGCGCTCGACAAACGCACCTGTCCCAAGTGCGAGCGCGCCCATCACACGGTCGTGCCGTTCTTCATGGATTTTCCCGACGGACGCCCCGGTGGCGTGCATGGAAACTGCCGCTGCTACGAGGGCACCATTCTGCTGCCGTTCTGGTTCGATTACGAGACGGACTTGGCAGTTTAACCCCCCCCAGGATAGGGTCGAGGCCTCTAAAGAAAGGCAGCTCGCAAAAGACCATCTCGGCCAACATCCGCACGGAGATGCAAGCCGGCCGTCCTCAAAAGCAGGCTATCGCCATCGCGTTGCGGGAGGCCGGCAAGAGCCGCCGCGGGAAGAAACGCGGCAAGTAGGTGTACCATGGCCCGATTCGATGAGAATACAGGTGAACGGCTGGATCCGCCCGATGCGGCCACCAAGCCCCAGCCGGCTCCGCCTGCAGAATTGAGAAGCGAACCCGCCAAGCCGGCGGAGAACAAACCCCAGGCCCCAGTGGCCACCAAAGAAGCCCCCAGCGGGGGACGGAGATAACCCATGGCAACCATTACCGTAGATGCCTCGTCCGCGGGTGTGGCTCAGGTTGTGACCATCAAGAGCCGAGCGGACAGCAAAGTCCAGGTCTGCGAAGTCTTCGTGACGCCTAGCGGAACGTACGATCAGGCCGCTTCGGAGTCGATCGAAATCACCAACATTGCCACTGCGATCGCCAACTCTAAGCGCAACGGCAAGACAGCGACTCTCATCGGAGCGTGTCCTGGTCAAAGCACGTTTGTGACCTCGACCGGGTATACGTATCGTTGGCTGACCGCGGTGCTCAACTCAACGACTGTCGACGCTACGATTTATGACGACAGCACGTCAGCTGAACTCGCAGATGGTACTGTGCCTACGTTCGGCCAACCGCTCTCTGTCTTGTGCGCCTATACCGAGGCATAAGTAATGCCCATCTCTGGAATCCGACCCTCCGCCGATCGGCTGTTCGTGGAGCAGCTTGACATGCCTGCTCAGATACAGTCTGAGGATCAACTCGTTCTGGCACAGGTCGATTCAGTGGGGCCGGAGGTCAAGGGCATCAAGGCGGGCGACACAGTGATGGTCAGATCATCGTCGCTCGCCAGCGCGCTGACGTTCAACGAACTGAAGCTCATCTTCAGCTGGGACGTTATCGCTACAATGTGACTGGGCCAGGCGGCAGCCCCAATGCCGCCGCTCAGCCTTCCGGTGCGCTGTGAACGCCGGGCAACCAGAATCCCCCAGGGCTAGCCCCCCGAAAACGGGCGTTGAGAGGGAAACGATGAACGACGCGATGAACGACGCGAAAGCGGCCGTCGATGCGGCCACACAACATTCCACTGTAACCGCAACCCCTGTTCACGCCGCTGCCGTAGTGGTGCCGGCTATGGCGGCTGCGGCAACCCAAGCGGATCAGCCAGCTGCCAAGCTTGCTGAGCCACCCAAGCCGCCCAGCAACGGTAGCGACGCCAACAACCCCGCTTGGCTGCCTGATCGCCTGAAGGCAGCCAAGGCAACGGCGCAGCGCGAGCTGCTCGAGGCATCAGGGTTCAAGTCCGCGGACGAACTCACTGCCGCGCTTACCGAGCTCAAGACGCTTCGTGACGAGAAGCTCACCGATGCCGAGCGCAAGGATCAGCGCCTCAAGGATCTCGAGGGCAAGGCCACCAGGCTCGAGTCGATCCAGAAGTCATTCGCCCAGGTCGTGGGCGAGCGGTTCGACAAGCTCTCCGAGGAGCAGCGCACGCGCATCGACGACGTCGCCTCTGGCGATCCAGAGCTTCGCTGGAGTCTGCTTCGAATCGTGGAGGCTGCTCCCGCTGCTGCCGCAGCTGTGCCTGCTCAGCCTCCAGCAGCTCCACCACCCCAGGCCCCAGGCAACACCTCGCCAGCGGGCACGCCTCCAGCGCCACCAAGACCAGCAGATCCAGAATCAGCTTTTGGGATCTGGCAACGTAAACAGCAAGAGGACCCGACAACCGCGTCTCTCTACTACCGGATGAACTCGGTCGCGATCGAGAGATCGAGGCCGTCGTCACAATGAGGTAACAAATGGCATTCATCGGAAGGGGCTCGCTCCCCGCCAATTTCACGGATTTTGGAAACCGGGTGACGCAGAATCTCGTTTTGCCGACCCCTTCCCCTCAGTTTGTCTTCGCCCAGTGGGCGATGGCAGGCCGCGTTTCGCTCGCAGCTCTCAATGCGGGCGCATCCACAGTGCAGCAGTACATGACTGCGGCTGGCGGCGGCGCCCCAGTGCCGACTGACCTGGATCGATTGGCGCGCGTCGCCGATTCGTTCCCAGGATTCGTGTACGTAGTCGACGCCTTTGGAAAGGAAGCCGGAGACACCATCCGGATGCAACGTCCGGTCTACAGCGTGGGCGGCCTCTCCGAGGCGGACCGCGAGATGACCGGAGACGAGACCATCAGCACCACTGGACGCGCCATCCAGACAGAAGAGATCCCGGTGGTTCTGAAGGAGTACCTGGGCCCGTATCACGCCAGCGGGACGGGGCCGGCGCCGTTCGCGATCAAGAACTTCGACAGCAAGTACAAGAACGCACTGTTGAGTATCGTTGGGCTCGTTACCCAGCAGCTCACGTACGATTACACGTACTGGCTCGACACAGTGATTCGCGACCGCCTGCGTGCCTCGACTTACACGACGCTGTCCAACGCAAGCCTGACGGACGCATCGAGCTTCACTGCTGGTGGTGGAGATTACTTCACGTCTGAGTCGCTGGTACGCGCCAAGCAGTCGCTGAGTGACCGCAACTGGAAGAAATTCCCGAACGGTCGATACGGCTGCATCGTTCCGACATGCTTCAATACGCATATGCTGAACGACGTCGAGTATCGGCAGCTCTCGTCTCAGCATCCTGAGTACAACCAGCTATACGGCTACATCGGCAGTATTCAGGACATCGACCTCTTTGAGTGCTCGACCACGAAGCAGTACGCAGCTGCGTCTGTTGTCCCCGGAGAGAAGACGGGCACGGTTGCGACGGGCGTAACGCTCGAAGAGGCCATCATGTTCGGCCCTGGCGCGATCGGATTCGGAACCGCAGTCTCCGAACAGGAAGGAGTTGTGGGTCCGGAATGCCGATTCGCTGATGACACCAACTACGGCACCGTCGCGAAGTGCATCTGGTACGCGCTCCACGCATTCCAGACGCTCGATCAGCGTGGCGTTCAACGGATCCTTGCTCAGAGCACATAAGGAGAAGTCATGCCCCTCAACTACTGTAAGGCCAAGGTAGGCCGGGCTAGTGCCATTCTGACGACGGGTGAGGTCGCCGGCACTGCGCTGAGCCTCATCGGCATCAGAGGACAGTTGGTCACGGTCGACTTGTCATTCACCATCGGGTCGCTGACCAACATCACAGTCAGGTTCTATGCCAGTGCGGATGGGACCACGTACGACCAGATCAACATCAACGGCAGCAACATGGAAGAAGTCCTAACGGCTTCAGCCGAGCGCTGCTACGTGGTCCCGGCTCTGCCGGGATGGAAATGGTTCCGGGTCTCTGTCCAGGGTTCGGGTACCGTCACATCCTCGCTGTGCGATTTCACGTACCGCTGGGAAAAACCGGGAGTCTACGTCTAATGGCAACCGCGGGATCTGTGACGGGTCGCGCATCCGCGATCCTCACGACCGGCGAGGTCTACGGGGCTGACTGCGATCTTTCGGCCGCACTCGACGGCAAGGTCACGGTAGACTTCTCGCTGACGATCGGGTCGCTCACGAGCGTGACCGTGAAGGCGTACGCGGGCAGCGCTGCAACGCCTACCGATGCAGTCTACACCAACGCAGGTCTCAAATATCAGCAATCGCTCACTGGTAACACCGAATGCGCGATGACGTTTGACGTTCCGGGCTGTCGGTATTTCCGGATCAGCGTGCAGGGCGTTGGTACTGTGACCAATTCGCTGTGTGCCTTCACCTACCGCTACAACGACTACGAAACCACGACCCGCACGGCGGGCCAGATCAGGGTTGGGTGAGCCATGGCAACGACGACAACGCTTGCAGCTCGAGCCACGGCTCAGCTGACCGGAAATGGCACAGCGGACTACACCAGCGATCTGGACATGAATCTGACCCTCGACGGTTGGGTCACGGTGTCGATCACAGGCACCAAAGGGTCGCTGACCAACATAATCACTGGCTACCACGCTGGCGCGGCAGCTACACCAACGGCCGTGGTGGGCAGCGGGGCGGCTGTGCTTACCGAGACCATCACAGACGCGAGTTGGACTCGTGTCGTGAGCCTGCAGATCAAGGCCCGCTACTTCCGCGTGTCCGTGACTGGGACTGGAGCAGATCCATCGTCTTCAGACGCAGTCATCAATTTCTATTACCAGCCGAACGCCATCACGACCGGAATCGTGAATGGCGTCAACATAGCGACCACATAGCCAGTGACTCTGTCCACGGCCGAGATAGAGGCGACGCGCTTTCATCTGGGGTGGGGGAATGTTGGCCTCGGAGCCCTCCCCTACACGGATGACGGCTACTGGTCCGTTTTCGACCAGATCGTCAGCCCCTATCTCGGTACTGGGACAGAAACATCGGCAACTACCGCTGTCACTGCAGGCAGTACCACGGCGGTTACGCCTGTGGCAATGACTGGCATTGCGGTCTACGGACAGCTCGTCGTCGGAGTGGGAGACCAGGCGGAGGTTGTGGTTGTGTCTGCCGCAGCAGCCACAACCTTCACGGCCTATTTCACCAAAGCGCACGCTGCCACAGGGTACCCCATCACGACGATGTGCGGCCTGGCGCGTCTCAGGTTGCTCCTCTGGCAAGCAGACGCGGCCTGGCAAGTCATCCAGAGCCAGTCCGTAGCTGGCACCAGCGGCCTCAAGAGCGTGGACAAGGGCGACGTGGTCTGGAAGGACGGCGGCAGTACCAATGGCGCCTTGCAGGGTCGCATGACCCATTATAAGACCATCGTCCAGTCGATCTCCTCACTCGTACGGGTACCTGTCCGTGGGGCCAGTGATGCCAAGCGGGTCATGTTGGAGGCCTACTGATGGCAATATACCAGAACACTCCGCCCATTACATTTACGAGTCCGGCGACTGCGACTACCGCCATCAGCGAGGCAGGCGCCCTGTGGACGAACCTACATGAATGGGACTGGTTCACCCTGATTGGGAGACTAGCGGGCGCGACTGGCGGAGCGCTGGATGTGTACCTACAGTCGGAGATCTACGACGGCGTGTGGGTCGACTGGGTGCATTTCAAGCAAGTGGCTGCCGCTGCCGCTGCCGCATACCACAGCTTCGACTCGATGATGGCCGAATCGGCCACCATCGTCACTGGCGGTGGTAACGATTCGACGCCTGGTGTCGCGCTAGCGGCTGGCAAGATGGCGTTTGCGCATCCAGGCAAGCGGATCCGCGTTGTATCGGTGGCCGGAGCAGGCACGTCAGCAGGAGCCGCCCAAGCGCTCTATCTGACGAAGTGGCGCAACCAGTGACTCTGGCAGAAGATCTGCGGCCGACGTTAGACGCCTGTCGTTCTATCCCTGGCGAGCTAGGTCTGCATCCATACCGCGTATACGTCGTCACCAGGACCTGGAGTGGCGCTAGCCCGGGGCATGGAACGGCAACCGATGCCGAGACGGAGATCCTCGTAGGCGGCCAGCCACCTCACGTTAGCAAACTCAGCGGTGAGACCATCGCGGTCAACAACCTGCCGTCTGACACGGTTCAGATCGGGCCGCTCACGCCGACCTTCAACGGCGGTGGCAGCGCCGTCAGCCTGTTCAGCGGATCGCTCACGGGCAAGCAAGAGCGCTGGCTTAAGCTGGTAGGGCCAGGGCACGAGGACGGTACAAAGCTCCGTATCGTTGAGGTGAATGCTGCCAGCTCGCTCCACATCATGGTTCGTGCAGCTCCGCTTGCCAATGCAGAATGACCGCCAACAGCCTGTACCGCAGCATTGGCTCGTTCAGCTTGCCACTGTCGACCTACTCGGCCGACACGGCAGAGGGGCTGGATCCTGCTCGCGACATTCTGTTGGGGCTGCTGGCTGCTGCGATCAATGATGAGCTTGGCCAGGCTTGGACTGCCGTGTCTGGCACAGGTACGTCCGTGCTAGCTGGTACGACTCCGATAACCAGTACGTGCCCCGACGAGCCTGACCCGCAGATGCTCCAGACGACCGAGCACGCGGTGCCCATGCTCTGCGTGTACCGCGAAGAGCGTGCGACCTGGACGGAAGACGGCGAATCGCTCAGCTGGCCATTCCACATCGACTACATCCTCGGTCCCATGACAGTAGGCGACCGGAGGAAGATGAAGGATTTTTTGGTCGCTGTCGCCAAGGTCATTCTGATGGTGATCGAGCGCGGTGGCCACAAGGCCTACGCAACACAGTCCGGACACACGAGCCAACCAAAGTTCGTGCTTGGTCCTGGAACCGATACCGCCAATCTCGAAAAGCTCAAGCCGACACAGATCCAAGTCGGCCCCGCAGGTTTTGCTGGGAACGACACCAAATATTGGGCGCTCTCTATTACGGTTGAATGTGAAGAGGGGGCCGACTTCTCTGATAGCGATCCTGTAGACCACGACTACGACGGCGTCAGCGGGGCGATCGGTACAGGTACCGGAGTTGACGAGGACGATCCTGATGGGCTCACAGGGATCATCGATCCACTCGTGGAGCTCCGCACGGACCACGACCATGTGTACTACTACGCTGTTTCGTCAAGCGGCCCTCTCGTATCGCCAGCCGAACGTGTGACCTTCGAAGGGGATCCGGTGTCATTCGATGACTGACCGCGAGTGGGATACCATCAGGCTGCCGCGCACGATCGTTGCAGACCAAACAGCGCGCGAGGCGTTGGGAGGATTCACCGTAGCGGATATCGGGCGTCTATATCGGCAGACGGACGATGGCAGTTTCTGGATGCTCGTGGACACCACGCCGACATGGCTGCAGGTGCTAACAACCACGATCCCAGCCAGCCAGATCCAGTTCACTGCTCCTGCAGTGGAGCCGACGCATTCACCAGGGCTGCTCTACTGGTATGGGGGCAATCTAAATCTGATGACCACGTCGACGGGCGTGGTGCGTCAGTTGGGCGAGGAGATGCACCTCCTGGTCCGCAACGCGACCGGATCGACGATCGCAGATGGTACCGCGGTATATATCAGTGGGGCCATTGGCAACAAGACGCTGATTGACCTAGCCGACAAGGCGGCAGAGGAGACGGCCCACGTCGTGGGGCTAACGACCGAGGAACTGGCCAACAATGCCGAGGGATATGTCACGACATACGGCATTGTTCACAATCAGGACACGTCTAGTTGGGTAGAGGGGACAGAGCTCTTTCTTGGCGATGCCGGCGCACTGACGTCGACAAGGCCGTCTCCACCTGACCAGGTGGTTACGGGGGGCTGGGTAACCTACCAGCACGGGTCGGACGGCGAAATCCTGGTCAACCCCAGGCGTCGGCACCAGTCCACCTATCCCATCGGGCTACGTGAGGCAAGGCCGCTGGTCTCGTCGAGCAGTTTTGCTGACCTCTACATCTGGTCCTGGACGGATGAAAAATTCCCCGCCATCACCGGACAGAGCAACCAGACAGACTGGACGGTAGAAGCCTACAGAGACACCGGTCAGCTGAAGGTCTTCTTTCGGCACGACCAGGACAACCAATTGCACGGCGACGTGCAGATGCCTCATGAGTGGGCCGGTACGGACGTAGAGTTCCATCTGCACACCATCCCGATGGCCTCAGGGACGGGCAACGTCTACTGGTCTGGAGCCTACGCATTCGTGAACCCGGATGCGGCTCTGCCAGCCGCAGCGTCGTGGACAGCAATTTCGCAAACGCAGTCGGTGGCGCCAGCCGATCAATACGTCCGCCAGATCGTAGAGCTTGCCACGTGCACGGCTCCTGTATCCGCAAAGCACAGTGCCATCCTGAGTTTCAGGCTGGCCCGTTTAGGAGACAACCCGAGCGACACGTACACGACCAGCAAAGACCACGGGACTGCCGCAGCGAACCTCTGCATAGAGTCGTACGACGTCCACTATCAGCGGATGCTCGAGGGTTCGATGGATGAGTACGACGGGCGCCCGATCCTCAACCACACCAGATTCCTCTACGAGCAGAGTTCCGGTGGCGTGACGTACGACAACTCTGGTCTATTCGTGCAACTCGACGCACGCAGTCGCGGAGGTAACGAAGTCGAGTTCCAGCTGTGGGACATCAACGAGGCCGCACAGAAGGGTAGCGCTGTGACGACGAGCAGCACGTCATTTGTGCAACTTCTGATCGGGCCTCTAACACTCGCGGATGGACTGCGCGACCTGCGCGTTCGTGCCAGGTACACGGGTACAGCCGATGAACCGATCGTGGGTCGCGTCAGGGTGCTGATCAAGTGAGATGTTTACAGCGCGTCTGCTGAATCTGAGCGAGGTGCATTCCAGGCACCTGCGCTTCGTCAACGATAACGATGCGATGCTTGGCGAGGCGTCGCACATAGCAGGCGTACAGAGCGTCGACCACGTCCAGCGGTACCCAGAGTTCAAGCCACAGACGGGTGAGCTGCAGAAGGCACAGAAGTACTCCGTTAGGCGGCTGTCCAGCGGGCGGCTGCTGACGCTTTACAACGACAAGCCCTACGCGAACCCGATTGACAAGGGCGCAAGTCCTCACGTCATTCGTGCCCGCAGAGCCAACTACCTGCACTTCTACTGGGCCAAGAAAGGCCGATGGTTCACGGGACCCAAGGTCAACCATCCGGGCAACAAGCCCTACAAATTCGCCTACCGCGCGTGGCGCTCAGCCTACCGCGTCGAAGGTCAAGAGCTCAGCCATCGCATGAGAGCGCTGGCGGCCAAATTCTGAGACAGACGGCAGCGCCGTCAGGGAGTCAGCAAATGAAGCTGAGATTCTACGCTCGGCCGGGGTTCGTGTTGTCAATGCCCGGGCCCAAGGTCGCCGGGACGGCTCCAAAATCCATCGGGCGCACGCTACGCGTTGAAGAGCAGGTGATCTCAAATCCTGCCGTCAAAGAGGCGGTAGAGATTGAGTCGTCCACGCAGGAGGGTCGACGCATCATACGTGTGATGCGGTGCGACGCTCCGGACTATCCGCTCTGGCCAGCGGACAAGGGCACGGCGGATGTTTGCGGAGTACCCTACGTTGACGTCGAGCATGTCGACGGAGAATGGCAGCCGAAGAAGATTTCGAGGCCCTACAAGGCCAAGGATGAGGTGGCGTAATGGCTGGACTGGCAATCACCGGGTATCCTAGCTCGTACCGCGCGCCGTTCTCGGCTGTCGAGGTCCTGCTGGGGCAAGGCGCCTCGAGCGGCATTGCTGCGGCGCGGGAAGCCGTTATCGTCGGCCCCTTTACGACCGCGGCTGCGACGGCAGGCACAACGGCCAACACTGAGTACAGGATCAGGACGGAGGCTGATGCCTCGCTGTACGCCGGCGCTCGTGGCCCAGCCTACAGGGCGCTTCGCAAGGCCCTGGCCGCTGGTGCGCGGAACCTCTACTACCTGGCTCACGCGCAGAGTAGCGGAGGCGGCGTTGCCTCAGCAAGTGCCACGCTGACCGTCACGGCCACTCCTACCGGGACAGGGGCCATCGTCTTCCAGTTCTGCGATCAGGTCCTGTCGGTGAATTTCAATACGGTATCGACGGCCACTACGATTGGAGATGATATCGCAGCTAAGCTCAATGGGGTGGCACATTTGCCAGCCACGTGGGCGAATGTGGCTGGTGTCGTAACGGGTACTGCAGCAGTAGCCGGGGCATCGCAGAATAGCATCTACCGTCTGCGGGTTATCAGCGTAACCCCTGGACTTGGCGTCACCTGTGTGGCTAGCGCAGCGACGCTCGGCTCTGGAGCTGATGGGGCCACCACGGAGAACTCGTTGCTGACAGCGGCTCTGGCGACCTATACGTCCACCAGGCGCTACTACATGGGTTTCACGAGTCCGGTGCAGGGCGACCTAGTCACAGCCAGGGTACACGTTGCGGCCAAGAGCGAGCCCAATCCTGGCCTCAGGAGCCGCGGATTTGGCGGTGCTGTTGGGACCCTGGCTGCTACGCAGACGATTGCCATCGCGCTCAACAGTGAGCGCATGCACTTGGTCTGGCAGAAGAACTCCGACCACGATCCGGCGGAGTTGGTCGGGCAGGTTCTGGCTATTACCCAGAAGCACGAGAACACAGAGTCGCACTACAACTTCGATGGCTACTCTGGCAATGATTGGGCCATCAACCCTGCTTATGCCAATGCGGATTGGCCGGATAGCGACGACAAGAACGACGCGGTCACCGACGGGATCTGCTGCATCGAGTCGAATCAGTACAAGTCTGCACTGACGATGCACGTCACGACGCGGTCGAAGAACAGCCTGGGAACGCTCGACGACTTCAGGGCCACTGAGACGCACCGCATCAGCGTGTGCGACGAGCTGGCGGACAACTGGGTCTCTTGGGATTCGAACACGTACTCGAACTTCCATCTGCGCGATGACGAGTATCTGGCCGATGGCGTGACCATCAACACGAACCAGAAGATTCCGCCGCGAACCGTGACGCCGTCGCTCTACAAGTCGGCTCTCATCGCTAGGATCCTGAGGCCAGCCTCGGATGAGGGGAAGATTCAACGGCTTAGCGAGTGGGTCGCCGCGACGGAAGTCATCATCGATCCGCAGAATTCGAGCCGTATTCAAGCCGGGTCGAGCGGACGCACCTGCGACCAGCGCCATCAGGCCAGTTGGCTCTTGGCTGAAACGACGCCTGCCTAAGGGAGAATACCATGCAAGACCATCTAGCTCTTCGTCTCTACATCGACGGCATCTACCAGGTCAAGGCCACAAATATCCAGATCAACGGGCAGTCCGGCGCGCAACCGGTCGAGACGCTCGAGGGTCTTGCTGGCAAGACTCCGGGCTCCAGGCGGCTCGAGCTCACAGCAAACTGGGCCGTCGATATCGGTGGTCCGGAATGCGATATCTGGAAATGGATCGCAGAGGGGTCCTATCACGACGTACAGGTCCAAGTCGGATCCAAGTCGATTGTGAGCACCGGCTGGTTTGACACGGCCGGCATCTCACAGGCCACGAATGCGAGCACAGAGCAGACAGCGACGTTCATCGGTGAGCTCGGTGAACCCGAATAACACATAACACGACCCGATCACTGGCAGGAGGCGCCACGTGAAAGAACAGACTACCTTGGATC